CTTTAATAATATTTTTAATAATCTGTTCAACATTTTCAAGCACAAATTCATAATCATCTAATGCGATCAATTCACGATAAGACATATCATTAATTGTAATAATTCTTAATCTTTCCTTTAATGTTGTATGTTTTTTAATACAATTTTCAATTTCAATCTTGTTTTTAACTTTAAATGCACTATAGAGTCTAAAATTGTCATATGTTTTTTTATGTGTTTTTACTCTTTCTTGTAAATTATTGCTTTGTCCAAATTTAATAACTGTTTCATTATACATTTTATTCCCAGGTATGCCAAGAGTTTTATTATCAACTAATCCAATATAAATACATTGAGTATTTAAAGGAAATTGTTCTAATAATGTTTTTTCTTTTAATTCTTCTTTTTCTTTTTCTATACTTTGTTTTTGATTTTCTAATAATTCTTGTTGGTTTTCTATTTGTTTTACTTTTTCTTCAAGTTTATTATTAGAGAATAATAGTTGTTGTTTTAATAATATATTTTCTTCGTTTATAACATCTTGTATAATATCTTCCATTTTTAAATAATATTCATGAATTTCATCGGCCTTTTTTGTTCCAGCTTTTAAACATAATGATTTAAATGTTTTAACATTTAACATTATTTTTTTTTTATTATGACCTCCACTTCCTTTTTTTTGCTCATCTTTCAGAATGAGCAAATTGTTATAGTCTTTATCGAGTGTAAATTGTTTTTCTAATAATCTTTTTGCATTTTCTTTCTGAAAAAAACCTAACCACTTCCATATATCATCTAAATCAATAACAAAATCATTAATTGGATGATAATTTAAAAAACAATAAAAGCTTGATACAAATAATTGTTGTTCAAAATCTGTAAATGTATCTTGTATTTTTTGTAGAAGATTATTATTATAATTACCTGATAATTTAGTAATAGGATTGCTTTCAATTAACTGGACGATATCTAAATGTTCCATTATAATATATATAATAAACTTATCTTTAAGTTCTAATAATTTTTATTTTTAAAAATAAAAATAAATTTTGTTTTCGTTTATTAAAAACTAAAGAGTCTAATTAAACTGAACAATTATTTCAACCTTCTCTTTTTTTATGCTCTTAGTTGCTGACACAGATAATTCCTCTCGTTTTTTTCGTGTTTTGGTGTTGTCAACAATCAATTCCTTTCGTTTCGATGTACTGTTGCGATTATTCATGTCCTTTTCAATCTCATTGTAATTTTGTTCGATGTAATTAACAACATTGTTTTCAAGTGCCCATTTAAAAAAATTAAGTTGTCCAATAGTGGTTTCAATAAATTTACCAGTGGTATACGGAATACTGATTCGATCCCAACGGCAAAAAGGATCGAATCTTTTTTTGCTATAAGCTTTTAATTTTAATTTGTAATCATCGTAGACCTTAAATCGTCTGGTAATATTATCATTAGTTCCTTCAATAATATAAAGTGTATAATATTTTTTAGCATAATTAGTAGCAAACCAATCTACAATACGAAGTGATATTTTAGATTCTCCAGTGATTATCTTTAGCATTTTATCTAAATTATTATTTGGATTATGTATTCCATTAGAATTGTCTGTTTTATAAAAAGACATTAAATTTTTAAGCAATAAATCATTTTGGGTTGTATAATTAGTTGAATTATTCATTACTTAAGTTTTAAAGAATTTGTTTAAGTTGTTAATTATTTAATTTAATTATTTAATTTAATTATTTAATTTAATTATTTAATTTAATTATTTAATTTAATTTTTAATGAATTTAATATCTAAATTTATATTATTATGTCTATTTCATTTATGGATCAATATTTTGGCCCTTTGCCAAGAGAGTATTGCGTTTATTTCTATGCGTTATCAATTGTATTTGGAATTATGTTTGCAATGAGCGTAGTTTCAATTGCTTATTTTATGATTACACATATTAAGAAAGTAAATACAATGTTTATAGTTAATTCTATTTTTATTTTATTAAATTCTTTCTTAGCATATTTAGCAAACAGATTGCTTCACACGATGTGTGTTAGAAGTATATAATTGTATTTACTTGATAAATAAATCGCTCTTTTTTTCATAACCAACTAATATTATTTTTGGCGTATGTTTATACTTTTCGTTTTTTTTAAAGTTACAAATATAGTTTTTTCTATACAAAAAATACCATTCTACAAATGAATACTGAAAACAAAAATCGTCATACCAATGTAATTCTCCATCATGATTATATAAATCGGCATAAGGATCATAATCATTTTCATAACAATCTTCTATCACATATTTTATCATTTTGTTAGTTGGTGGTCTCTGAACAAATGAAAAAATAATATTTAATAAATCATTACATAAATAAACCATAATATATTTACAATACTATTTTTTAATATATTATTATTAATATTATATCTATAATGTTAGTTCTTCTTTAGATTTTTCTTTTAAACGTTCAAAAGTTGTATTAACTGGTTTTAAAAATATATCTCTAGCAACAACATCATTTACATAACTTGTTTGTAAAAATGGATTAACACCTCTTTGTGTAATCATTTCACGATCTGCTATTTTTGTGTCTAAATCTTCACGTCTGGTACCACTAGAATTTTGATTTCTTGAAAACATAGTGTTAGTTATATTTATTAAATCAGAATCTTGGTTAAAAAAAGAATCATCTGCTAAAGATTGGTTAATTGCGTTTATTTGTGAATCATAACCTATTGTCTCTTGCTCTTTCTCTTGTTGTTTTTCAAGTCTAGCACTTTTATAGTAAGCCTCTCCTTTACTCCATTTCCACGTATTATACATTATTATATTTATGTTTAAAATAATGTATTATTTAACTCAATTTATTAAACTATTTAATCCCTCTTTAATTATTACCATATTCTTTGTAAACATGAAGGCATCTTTGTTAGTTCTTCTTCTTTTCAAGTTACATTCCAAACATGCTATTACTAAATTACCACTATTATGTCCTATATCATTATTAACTCTATCAAGTGACCATTGTTTCATTTCTCTTACACGTTCATATAGAATATACACATCTTCAGAACAATAACAACATTTTAATTTATGTTTATTTAATAAGTCTATAGTTTCTTCAAAAGTAACAAAATTTTCTTTAATCAATTTTTTCTTTGAAATATCTTGTTGTCTATAACTACATAATTTACTTTTAATATGAGATGTTAGTTTTGATATATATTTATCTTTACCAATTTTTATATTTTCTATTTGTTGTAAACTATTTAATTGCTTTTCGTGAGCCAATTCTTCCTCATTTAATTCCCATGTTTTAGTTTCAACACGCATTTTTCTTTCTTTCTCACAATTAATTTTTTTTATTTTATTTTTTTGACATTCTTCAATAATTATTTTTTTTATATTATTATTATTATCATTATCATCATTATCTGTCATAATATATATTATAATACTTTAATTACTAAAGTTTATTGTAAATCAATATAAATATTATTAAATATATATTGTTTAAAATATTATTATTTGAAACTGAGTTAAAATCAATTTTACAATATAGTATATATCATGAACAAAGAAATACAAAATACAGATTGTAACGAACTAAAAACACTTAAATATAAATCTATGGTGTTAAATGGCGTTCCATGGCCTGAAACTAAATCTTCCAGTGACCTTGCTAATTTAGATAAATTTCTTGAAAATGAAAAAATAACAAACTCAAATGAACCTTGGAGTAAATTAGATAAAACAGCTAAAATTAAGAAACTAATAATATTTGCCGATATTTATAAGATTTTAAATAATTTAACTGACATTGAATATGACCAATTAATTGTTTTTTTTAGAGATTGTCTAGATAAAAAAAAATTACAGCGTGTAAAAGATATTATTTATAATAAAGATACTGGAGAAATTAAAGATATACCTGCATTATTTTATAATAAACCTTCAAATCATTTTACTCTTAAAAATATTGATAAAAGAGTATCTACTTTAAAAGGGTTAACACCTAAGAAGAGACAAGGTACAGCTAAAAATCTTAAAAATAAAGATGATTCTGATTCCGACAAAGATAATTAATTAGTATTCAATAATATTACACCTTTTAACATTTACTATGCTTCTCCGAAACGACGATTTTTATATAGTCATAAACCATATAACAATCATTTGTAATTCTTTTTTAATTTAAAATTGATTATAATAATGGTATAAAAAAATGGATATATAATATAATATAATGATGAACAATAACTATGAAATGATTGATGTTACTGATTCCATTATTCCAGAAGAGAATCAAAAATATTTTAATGACGAAGAATCTATTGAATTGTATAACACATGTATACATTTGATGGAAGAATTTATAACAGACAATCCTACTCTAGTTTCTGAACCAGATTTTGAAGATATATTTGATGAAAATATTCAAGATTTAATGCATTCACATTTTGATTTAGATATATTTTATACAGATGACGTCGAAGATGAAATGGAAGACATTATTGAACATGCTAAAAAACACATTTATACATATTTTATGCCTCCTCGGTCTTATCCAGATACAATTATTTTAGACGATCCTGACATAGATTTTATTAATGAACAAATTGACGTTTTAAGAAAAAAACCACAACCAGTACAAAGAACAAAAGAATGGTATGAATTTCGCCATAATTTAATTACAGCATCAAACGCATATAAATGTTTTGAAAGCCAAACAGTACAAAATCAACTTATTTATGAAAAATGCCAACCATTAAATCAACTACTATATATAGACGATAATGACGAAGAAGAAGGAGACGAAGACACAGAACAAATTAACAATACAAAAATAATTAAAGAAGTTGTTATGGTTAATATAAATACAACACTTCATTGGGGGCAAAAATATGAACCACTTTCCGTAAAAATTTACGAACATAAATATTTTACAAAAATTGAAGATTTCGGTTGTATTCAACATGAAAAATATTCATTTTTAGGAGCATCTCCAGATGGAATTAATGTTGATATAAATTCACAACGTTATGGACGCATGTTAGAAATTAAAAATATCGTCAATCGTGAAATTGACGGGATACCAAAAAAAGAATATTGGATTCAAATGCAACTCCAAATGGAAGTATGTGACCTAGACGAATGCGACTTTTTAGAAACTAAATTTACAGAATATTCTGATTATATTTCATATTCATACGATACTTCCGATGAAGTATATGAAGACGATGAAGGTATAGAATTTCAAAATGTGTGTTTGTCTAAAGATAATAAAATGAAAGGTTCCATTATTTATTTTCACACAAAAGAAGGTAAGCCATGTTATATATATCGACCATTAGACTTAATTCATCCGTGTGATATTATACAATGGCAAGAAGACACTGTGGATTATTATACTTCGAATCCAGAGTTTAAATATACATATATGAAAACTATCTATTGGAAATTACAACATCTTAGTTGTATACTTGTTTGTAGAAATAGACAATGGTTTAAAGATAATATTATTTCGTTACAACAAATATGGAGCACTATTGAAAAAGAAAGGATTAATGGATATGAGCATAGGGCACCTAATCGTAAACAAAAAAAAGAAACTATAGATTTAAATACAACCTCAAATATAAATGGATGTTTATTACAATTTAACAAAGAAACTGGAAAAATTACAGTAATTAAAAAAGAATCTGTAACTATTCCTATTCTACAACTAACAGATTTAGAACTTAAAGATATTAATGTTTAATATAAAATATTTTCATTTGTTGGAATAGAAAAATACAATTCATTAGGTTCGCTTCTAAAATAACCTACTCTGGCACCTGAACCTTCTTGAGCAGGAGGTAATTGACTAATTATATTAGATTTGTTTTTAGAGTTATAATAAACAGCGTTACAAAAATCAGCACGTATACAAGTTCCTTCATCAGGATTATCGTAATATCTTAAGTTGTTAGTTATTTGTTTATAAGAACCCATTGTGAATGTAGGATATTTCCACCATATATCACTGTAATTTTTATTAGAAGTTTCATTTTTTCCTATTTTAGGATAATCATCTAATATGGCTTGGTCAACTGACTTAGGAAAAATTCCTGGAACCGATAAATCATATAAACCAGTAAATCCTTCAATATTTTTTATAAATGGTGCTAAATATAGACTTACAACTAATAATACTATTAAAAATATACCACTTGTTACAAATTTATCTTTCATATAATATAGATTTATATAAAAACTTCGTAATTAAATATTTATAAAACAAACTTAAAATTAAACTAACAAATATACTATACTATGGAATCAACAGATATGCGCGTTACTAAACGAAATGGTGTTTTAGAAGAAATTGCGTTTGATAAAATTCTAACCAGAATTAGAAAATTAGGACAAGAGGCTTCTATCCATATAAATTATCAACAATTAGTTATGAAAGTAATTGAACAATTATATGATAAAATATCAACTACCAAAATTGACGAATTAGCTGCTGAACAATGTGCTGCTCTATCTACTCTAAATCCTGATTATGGTATTCTTGCTGGACGAATTATTGTTTCCAATCATCAAAAAAATACTAGTAGTAAATTTAGTGATGTAATGGAATCCCTGTACATGTTTATAGATGTTCATAAAAAAAATTATCCTCTTGTATCTGAACAACTCTGGAACTTTTTAAAAAAATATAAGACAGAAATTGATGATATGATTGTTCATAATAGAGATTATTTGATCGATTATTTTGGGTTTAAAACTCTCGAAAGAGCATATTTATTTAAAAATGGTAAAACTATTATTGAAAGACCTCAACATATGTGGATGCGTGTTTCTATTGGAATTCATGGAGATTTAAATAATCCAAATGCATTAGAACTTGTTAAAGAAACATATAATTTAATGTCACAGAAATTGTTTACTCATGCTACTCCAACTCTTTTTAATGCTGGAACTCCTAGACCACAATTATCTAGTTGCTATCTAATAGCAATGGAAGATGATAGTATTGAAGGTATTTTTAATACATTAAAAGATTGCGCTAGTATTTCAAAATGGGCTGGGGGAATAGGATTACACGTTCATAATGTTAGGGCTAAAGGCAGTCATATTCAAGGAACTAATGGAACATCAAATGGATTAGTGCCAATGTTACGGGTATTTAATAATACTGCTCGGTATGTTGACCAAGGAGGTGGAAAACGTAGTGGGTCATTTGCTATCTATTTAGAACCTTGGCATGCTGATATTTTTGATTTCTTAGAATTAAAGAAAAATCATGGTGATGAAGAATTAAAAGCACGTGACTTATTTTATGCTTTATGGGTTTCAGATTTATTTATGGAAAGAGTTAAAAAAAAGAATGGTAAATGGTCATTATTTTGTCCACATGAATGCCCTGGCCTATCTGATGTATATGGAGAAGAATTTAAAACTCTATATGAAAAATATGAATCAGAAGATAAAGCAATAAAAACAATAAATGCTCGCGACCTTTGGTTTGCTATTTTAGACTCTCAAATGGAAACAGGTACTCCATATTTATTGTATAAAGATGCGTCAAATATGAAATCAAATCAAAAAAATATTGGTACCATAAAATCGTCTAATTTATGTACAGAAATCATACAATACTCAGATGATAAAGAAACAGCAGTTTGTAATTTAGCTTCTATTGCTTTGCCAGCATTTGTAAATGAAACCACCAAACAGTTTGATTATAATAAATTACATGAAGTAACTAAAGTTGTAACTAACAACTTAAATAGAGTTATTGATATTAACTTTTATCCAACTGAAAAAACAAAGAGAAGTAATTTTAGACATAGGCCTATTGGTATTGGTGTCCAAGGATTAGCCGATACGTTTATCTTAATGGATATTCCATTTTATTCTGAAGAAGCTAGAATAATTAATAAGAATATATTTGAAACTATATATCATGCATCTTTAGAAAAAAGTAATCAAATTTCTATGGAAAGAACAATACAAATTAAAAGTTTACTTGATAACCAAAGATATGAACTATTAAGTATAATTCATGAATATGAATATCCAGTGTTAAATCGTTCTAATAAAGATTTATTGGGAGCATATAGTTCATTTGAAGGTTCTCCAGTATCACAAGGAATTCTTCAATTTGACATGTGGTCTGTAACGCCTTCAGACCGTTACGATTGGGCTACACTTAAAGAATCAATAAAAACTCATGGTCTGAGAAATTCTTTGTTAGTAGCACCAATGCCAACCGCGTCTACATCTCAAATTCTTGGATACAATGAATGTTTTGAACCATTTACTAGTAATATATATTCAAGAAGAACATTAGCTGGAGAATTTGTTGTTGTAAATAAATATTTGATGAGGGAATTAATTCAATTGGGTCATTGGAATGAACAAACTAAAAATAATATTATTGCGAATAAAGGTTCTATTCAACAACTAACAGTGTTACCAGAGCATATTCGTAATAAATATAAAATTGTTTGGGAGATTCCGATGAAACATATTATTGATATGGCAGCGGATAGAGGACCATTTATTTGTCAAAGTCAGAGTCTTAATTTATGGATGGAAGACCCTGTTTATAATAAACTAACATCTATGCACTTTTATGCTTGGGAGAAAGGGTTAAAAACTGGAATATATTATTTGCGAAGAAAGGCAAAACATCAGGCTCAACAGTTCACCATTGAGCCAGATGCAAAAGAAAAAGATGAAGACAAAGATGAAATTTGTGAAATGTGTTCGGCTTAGTATGTTCTACGTTTTTTAGATTTTCTAATTTTTGTAATCGTTTTTTTTGATTTAAATTTTTTTATTTTTTTAACTTTTTTAGGTCTTCTTGACCCACCAGTTATAGTTTGTTTTTCTTGAATTTCTAATCCTGGACACGTATATCCTTTTGGTGAAATCGCAACTATATAATCTGTTATTATAGAGTTTGTTCCACAAATATCAAAAGGCTCTAACGAATATTTTTCCAAACAACATTTACAATATATTCTTAAGCATACAACTACATCAACTAAAGCATCATGAAGTGCTTCTCCTGCTGGTTCATAACCAAAAAAATGTTTATATGATTCTAATAATTTTGGATTTTTAAGTTTATAGAAAAATTTAGGTTTACCTGTTATTTTATCCGTATAATCTATTTTTTGTTGTAATTTACAAATTTGTATGGTTTTTTCCATAGTACATTCAAATTTTGAGTCATCCATCATGAGTTGTATTTCTGGTAAATTAGATTGTTCTGATAAACGCAACAATTCTGATACGACCATTTTTCTGTCAAATTGAACATTATGTCCTACAACTACCTCTGATATTTTAACATCTTGTAAAAATTCATTTAGTGTGTCTTCTATCGTTGCTCGATTTTCACTCGGAGCACTAGCTATTTTTTCTCTTGTAATATGATGAATCTTAAAACTTCCTTCTGAAATAACTATATTATCTGGTATATCTATATATTTATTAAATATTTTAGCGCTTTCAGGATAATCAGTATCATATAAAATATAACTTAATTGAATAATCGATGGCCATTTATCTTTCATTGAAACCCAAGATGTTTCCAAACCAGATTGAGTTAACAAACTTTTATCGAAAGATTGTCTTTCAGCCCATTGAGCTCCTGGTAAATATGGCGGCTTATCGGTTGTTTCTGTGTCAAAAACTAATATTTTTACCATTTATATACTATAATACAATATAAAATAATGTGTTATAATGTCTATATTATTTTCAAATTGTATTGTCTAACAGTAATCTTTACAGATTCCAAATGTTTTCCTGTGCCATTTAGTAATCCCATGTGCTTTAATTCCGTCCATGTGTTTTTTTGAACCATAACCCTTATTTGAATCAATTCCATAATGTTCAATCAATTCAGGGTTTAAAACGCATAGTTCATCAATATAAGCATCTCTTTCTACTTTTGCCAATATAGAAGCTGCTGCTATTGAAGTGTATTTATTATCTCCTCCTTCAATCATTTTATATTTAATTGATTCTAATTTTGTTTTATTATTATTTAAAATGGCGAATGGTTTAAAATAATTACCATCTACTAACAATAATATTTTATCATAAGAAAGTTTATTATCTGTTAGTTGTGATAGCTGACTTAATACATTTTTTATTCCTTTATGCATCGCGGATTGTGTTGCTTGTAAAATATTTATTTCGTCAATTTTCTCTTCATCTTCATATTCTACTGCCCAAGCAATTGCATTTTGTTTTATATATTCTGACGTTTTTTCAATTTTCTTTTTACTGTGAAATTTTTTACTGTCTTTCATTTGTGAATGATCAAAACTATCATCTTTAGGTAAAACTGCTACACCTGCATACACTCTGCCAAACATAGGTCCTCTTCCCGCTTCGTCAATTCCTATTTCAATAATAGTAGTATCTTGGTCAAATACATTTTTTAGAACCGAAGGTAGATTTCTCTTTTTTTTTACTGTAATCTCTGGGTTTACAGTTTCAATTGATTTATCGTCTTCTTTAGACATAGTTTCTAATTCATCATCAATGATAACAGTGCTAACCCAATCTTCGTGTTTTGTTTTAGACATTTTTACTTTATATATTTATCCAATTATAAATAATAATTAAACAAATCAATTTTTTTCACAACATAAATTATACAATGAATGGTGAACTATTAATACTTTTTATTATTTTGTTATTAGCATTAATTTTATGTTCATTTTTAGGCGGAAAAGAGTGTGTTGAAGGTATGGAAAATAATTCTTCTAGTCAAGTTTTTTATGGTCAGAATGGAGAATCTGCTCAAATACAAACTGACTCAACTGGACAAAAAAGTATAGTTGTAACTACCAGTGACGGAACAATTACTACATATACTTATACGAATACATCTATATATACTAGTCCTAATGGTTCTACTGCTACAGTAAAACAAGGTTCAAATGGCGAAACAGTAATTCAACTAAAAGATAGCAATGGAAATGTTATTTTAACACTAACAAATAATTCAAATACAGGAAATTCAACTGCGACAACTCAAAATGGAACTAATTCTACATCTACTTCTAATAATAGCACAAATTATGATAATTATAATCATTATAATGGTTCTTCATATCCAACCATATTTTATGGTCCAAATGGTGCAACAGCAAGAGTAATTCAAACTCCAAATAATAATTCTATTGTGATAACTAACAAAAATGGAACTACTGAAATTTATTATATTGATACAAATACAAATTCTACTGACCCAAATGTATCTACATATTATGGACCAAATGGAGGTTCTGCTAAGATGATTACTGATAACAATGGGAAACAAGCAGTTGAAATAACTACTCCTAATGGTTCTAAACTTGTGTATACTGGAGATAACGTGTATACATATAATAGTCAAGACGACACTATTAATCAATATGACGCGGATAATAATACAACTGGAACCGATTATAATACCGCTTATAAAACAACATATAATGGACCAAATGGAGGACAAGCTACAACTTACACTGGACCTGCTGGAAATACGTATGCTACATATGATTCTTCCGCTTATTACAACTCTTCTAATCAAGGCATTCCTCGATCTCAAATTTTACCAGGTGAAGAAGACTTGTATATTTTAAAGTCTCAAGTTGTACCTCCTGTGTGTCCAAAATGTCCTGACCCTATTGTCCAATGTCCTGATAATTTTGATGCTACTAAGTGTCCGCCCTGCGCTCCGTGTGCCCGTTGTCCTGAACCTGCATTTGATTGTAAAAAAGTGCCTAATTATAGTTCATTCAATCAAGATTTCATGCCAGTTCCCGTACTAAGCGACTTTTCTGGTTTTGGAATGTAATATATCACACAAATATACACATAATTTATTATTAAGTAATGGAAAACTTAATAATATAATAATATAAAAATATAAAAATAACAAAATGTGGTTATATATTTCATTATACTGAATATAAATAAACATACTTTAGTTTCGTATTTTTTTCTTGTATTTTTTTGTAACTTTTTTTCTTGTATTTTTTTGTAATTTTTTCTTATGAGTTTTTCTTTTGTATCTTTTTTTATTACCACCAAATTGTAAATTTTCAAATACACCTGCTTCTTCAAACTTATTTGCTTCTGTATTTATTTTTTCACGTATTGAATCAGAAATTCCAGCTCCATATTTTCTTTCCATAAATGCTATAAAATGAGCTTTTCTTTCTGGAACAGTT